TGTAGATGGTTGTATAGTACAATCCGACAATTTCGTCGATGACGTTCTGAAGCGGCGTACATTCCCGGTCAACCACGTCGTACCGGGTCTTCTCGATCTGTTCTGCCTGCGCCTCAAGGAACGTCAGCACACTATTCGACTTGTCGGCCGACATCAGCGCAATCGGCCCGATCAGACCGTACTTGCCCTGATACATCTCGGCAAACTTGTCCGCCAGGTCGATGATCTCGTCGTAGAAACCGTTCAGTGCCACATGCTTGGCGTAGGACCGTGTGTTGAGGTGCGCCGAGTGCGTCACGTCACGGGCCAGAAACAGCATTCCGATGAACTTGTCGCAGTTACTCATTCCATTGGTCCCATCTGTTCCACAGGTTCTCCCTGCATGACGCCACGCTCTTCATCCATCTGGGGCATCATCGGGCGGCTGCCAGAGATGTCACCCGTCTCGACCGCCGCAGCGATGGTGCCCATGACGATGTCCTGGATCTGCTCGGTCGTCATGCCGGCCGACGTGGCCGCGATGCGCTTGGTTTCAGCCTCATATGCCTTGATCCGCAGTTCCTGCGCGTCCATCGACGACTGCACGTTGTTGAGGAGGCCCATCGCCTGCTCAAGCTGCTGCGACACGGCCTCGACCTGCTGCTCGGCCGCCTGCAATTCGGGCGACTTGTCGTCTTCGGCCAGCACCTTCGGGTCGATGATTTTCTTGAAGCGGGCCGCCATCTCCTGCGCGCCCGGCCAATCCATGTTCTTGATGAACAGGTCGCCTGCCACCTGCCACAACTGCGGGCTGGTCTGGAGGATGTTGGCCATCGCCTCGACGGCTTCCTGGCGCTTGGTCAAGTAGCTGGGTCCGGTGGTGATCACCACGTCGTAGACGCCGACCGACGGGTTGTATATCTTCTCCAGCACCGTGCCCGCCTGATCGACGATCTTCTTGACCGGCTCGGGCTGCATCGGGTTGATCCGCGCCATGCCCACCTCGCCGTCCACGCCGATGATGCGGGCGACGCGCTGGGTGTCGTAGATCTTGGGGATCATATCGACCAACTGGCGGGCCACGTAGCGGATGGCCCGGCCGAGGTTATCGACGAAGTGGTAGGTGCCGGTGTCGCCCTCCTGCTGGCGGGCGAGGATGGCGCGGCCAGAGCGCTCGTTGCCCTGCTGGCCCAGCGAGGCGTTGTACTGGCCGGTGGTGGCCTTGATGTCCTCGGCAGCGCCCATCTTGGCCTGAATGAGGCCCGTCTGGGCCATCGGCGGCTGGGCGCGCATGGGCAGCGGCAGCACGTTGCCGGCGCCGTCCTGAACGTCCGGGTTGACCTCCAGATACGGCCAGTTGGTCGTATTGGCGGTCTTCCATTGCATCTCGTAGCCTTCAAACTGGCCGCCATAGCCAATGAAGGGGGCCTTGGGCGCCAGAGCCAGCATCTCGGCTTCCTGGCTGACCCAGTAGTTATACATGCGCTGGGCGTCCTTGGCGTTGCGCACAAGGCCCGACACGAACATGCGGCCATCGACCTCGAACTCATTGCCGACGACGCGGACGACCGGGATCCACTTGCCCGCCCACTCGCGCTCTTCCAGCACCTCATAGCCGTTGGTCTTAAGCCACATGACCCGCTTGCGGTCGGCCTTGCGCGAGCGCAGCGGCTGGCCGAACATGGCGCGCAGCTTCGCGTCCTGCGGCGTGCCGTCGAACATCGTGATGTTGCCGGGGTACAGGTTCAGGGTGGACGGCACGTAGTCTACGTAGAAATACTCCGCAATGCGGATGGTGTTCTCGCTCAGCCACATGCTGAGTGCCTGATCACCGATGCCGCGCGCCAGGATCGAACTGATGGGCTGGGCGTCGGGGAACTGGCGCTCGTACTCGGCCTTCAGCAGGTCTTCGGTGATGAAGCACCACTTGGCGTCGGACCCGCACGGGTCTTGGATCGTCGGGTCCATGTAGACGCTGAAGGAGTTACGGATGCGCCCGATCTTCAGGTCCTGATCGAAGCTATCATCGCGGGTGTACTCCGTAAGAATACGGATGTAGCCCTCGCCGTAGACCACCTGGTTGTCGCAGGCGGTGTCGTAGGCCACGTCGGCGTCGGACATGTACTCGATATGCCGGATGATGCCGTCGAACACCTCGGCCACTGCCACGTCGGCATGGTCGTCAGCCGGGATGACCTTGGGCGACGGCCTGTTCTGGCGCTGCTCGTTGGTCACCTGCCGGACGTGCTGCGGCAACTTGTTGATGGTCAGGCATGGTCGCGCGTTGATCGTCTGCCCCTGCACGGACCCCCGCGTCGCCAGCACGTCGGCCGGCCACTGCCACTGGTTGTCAGGCGAACCCGCCATGAACCGGAGGTCATCCAGTTCATCCTCGCGGCTTTCGCTGTAGGCAGCGAGCGCCATCGTGAAACGCGAGCGCATGGTGGCGAGCAGGTCGGACTTGTCCGACCCGCCGTTGGCGACCTGCGCCGCGCCGATGATGCCGTCGTCAGCCAATATTAGCCCCTCTTCGGACCAGCCGGTTCATTGGTGCGCGTGCCGCCCGTGCGGCTGGTGCCAGCCTGTCGGCCGCCGCTACCGCCGCCACTCAAGCTGCCGCCTGAACGGCCCCCACCGCCGCCGCCACCAATACGACCGCCGCCGCCGCCCATGGGGCCAGCGGGCTGGTTGGTGCGGTTCATGGCGTTGGTCATCTGGCGGCCGTAGGCCGACTGAGCAGTCCTGCCTGCGACGCCAGGTTTGCTGGCGCTGGTGCCGGTGGTCTTGCCCGTCGTGAAGCCGGTCGTGTTGCCGGTGCGAGCGTTGACGGCCATGCGGGCGGGTGCCGGGCTCAACTTCTCGCTCGTCGTGGTGCGGATGACCTGCGCAGCGGGCTTGACGGCGGGTTTGACCGTCTTTTTGGCGACCACTACGGGTGCCAAAACGGATGGCTTTTTGCCCTTCATAACGTTTGCAAAACCCGGTAGCGACTTGCGGTATGCAGCATAATCGCCAGGAACAGTCGAAAATTTCTGCATCAGCGACCGCGACGTGGTGCCCGGCGGCGTTTGTGCCAGCATACCCGGCCCCCAGCCTTCCCGTTCCTTGTTTACTTTTCCGCTGGCGACAGACTGAACAGACGGTTTTTCAAGATTACTCTTGCCGCTGTACGAAATGCCGGTGACGCCTCGGCCGCCTTTTACACTCGCCATATTACTTGCCCTTCTTCCCCTGCGCCTTGCGCTTGACCGAATACGCGATTGCAACGGATTGTTTCGGGGGCTTTCCGGCCTTGATTTCGGCCTTCAAATTGGCCCGAAATGCCCCTTTTGAGGCTGATTTTACCAGCGGCATGTCACTTTTTCCGTGTTTTGGCTGACTTGCGGAACGCTGCGGCGGTTGGAGCACCCTTGGTGCCCGGTTTGCGCATCTTTTCGCCCGATCCGGCGGCAATTCGGGCCTTTTTGGCGTTAATGTTGGCGTAAAGACCGGGTTTCATCAGCACTTCCACCTTCTCATTGAGGCTTTGGCGCGGCTTCCTTCGCCTGCTTTGGCTGCAATTGGAGCCATCCGGGCACAAAACGACGCCTTGCGGCCCTTGTCAGCCGCCGTCTTGGGCGTCGGCGCCGGAGGCTTCAGCTTGCTGCCCGTTGCGCGGTTGTACTTGGCGCGACCTTTGGCGGTCAGGCCCGCACCCTTGCCGACAGGTAGCTTTTCGCCACGCTTGACGGACAAGTTGACCATGTTACGTGCAATGGATGATGGCGAAGTTCAGCACAACGGCTTCGGACAGAGAGCCGGCCGTGATGTTGCGCAGCACGATGGTAGCAGACCCAGCTGCATGACCGGAAACCCAGCAGTTGTAGGATGTAGTCGCCGCTGTGCCGCCCGCCACGTTGACAATAACCACGTCCTTGGCGCTCAACAGGCTGTTGGTCAGCACGAACGCCACGTTGGTGGTGGCCCCAAGCGCGGCGTTGTTCATCGTGATCTGGCCGGCGGACTTGTTCAGCGTCACGCCCGTGGACTTGTCCGTCAACTGCGTGACGGTGCCCTGCGCAGCAGCGGTGTAGCCAAGTTCACCGGACGAGTAAATCTGGTCAGCGCCGATGATGTCCTGATCTTCATACGCCACGCCAATCGGTTTGGTATTGCCCATGTGCTACGATCCTAGCCAAGAGGTTGAAATGCTCGTCCTACCATACGACCGCCTCAATTGCTTGTCAACGGTCGGCGTCCGGCTGCCGACAGGGTACGCGAAGGTCACCGCAATGGCGTCGGCCGCGTCGGGCGAGGCCAGCCCGCGTGCCTTCATCTCCTTCTTGCCCTCCAGGAAGATCGTGCCCTTGCTGTCCGGCTTCATCTTGGGCGACGTCAAGTCGGACTTCAGCAGCTTGTCCGCCGGTATCGACGCCGTCTTGAGCCAGTCGCGCATGAGGCCCCACATCTCGGCCCGCTTGTTGCCGTACATGATGGGCTTCACCGACTTGTTTCCGAAGTTGACGCCCTTGATCTTGTAGCGCTGCTCCTTCAGGCGGTCCACGACGCCGGCACCCAGCCCGCCCTCGTCGATCACGACCAGTGCCGGGTTGTACTCCTCGATGGCCTCGATCACGCGCCCGACGATCTCCATCGTGTCGTCGCCCCTGTAGCGCTTGATGGCGTTCAGGTCGCGTCCCTGCCGGACGGCGATGACCGTCGCGTCCGCCCCGAACCGGGCCGGATCGACGCCGATGATGACAGGGGCGGTAGCGTCCTTGTAGCGCGGTCGCGCGAAGGCGTCGTCAACGAGATAAACGGGGATGAACTGGTCATCTCCAGCGCTCGGGAACTCACCGTAGACTTCAACATGCGCCTGAACGCTGTCAGGCCCGTATTCCTGGATGATCTGCTCATAGACTGCCTTGTCCGTTCCTTCGACCGACCGGGCATCGACCGTCTTGTTGCGCCAGAAGTCCCGCTTGGCGTTGAACGCCTCGTAGAAGTACCCGGTGTTACGGCGGGGGTTCGAGAATGCAAGCCAGAAGCGGTTGGGCGTGTTCTCCGTAAAGAAGCCCGCACTGACGGCCCAGATCGGGTCCGCGATGCCGCTGGCCTCGTCGAAGATCAGCATCACGCCGTCAAAGTTGTGCACGCCCGCGTAGGCGTCCGGGTTCTCCTCGGACCACAGCCGGCCCTCGACGCCCCAGTAGCGCGTGCCCTTTTTCAGGTCGCGCTCGACCAGTTCCGTCAGCCACTTGGCGGGCATCACGCGGGTGGCACTCACCTCGAACCAGTGGCTGTTGAGGGCCAAGGCCAGCCACTTGGTGATCTCGGCCCAGGTGACGGCGCGTAGCTGCGTCTCGCTGTTGGCCGACACGATGGTGGTGCTGCCGATGCGGGTGGTCAGCATCCAGATGACCAGCCAACTGACCAGTGCCGACTTGCCGATGCCGCGACCGGAACTGACGGCCATGCGCAACGTCTCGAAGTCGATGCGGCCGTCGTTGTCGCGGATGTGGTCGGCCAGTTCCTTCAGCACCTCGCGCTGCCACTTGCGCGGACCTGCGAAGTTCTCCAGCGGCGTGTTCTTCTGCCCCCACGGGAACAGCCACATCACGAACTTGAGCGGGTCGTTCTTGAGCGCGGGCGTCCACAGGGACGCCATCAGGCTCTGCTCGTCTTCAGCGCTGTACTGTGGCGTCTGCATGTTCAACTTCTGTTGCGACCAGGTCGATGACCCTGCGCTGCGCCTCTTCAAGTGCCGCCGTGATGGAGATCTTCTGGTCGATGGTCACCTCGACGGCCTGCTTGGCGACCCAGCCGTGGCTGTAGCGCAGCATGTTCATGGCCGCGTTGGCGTCGCCCTCCCGCGCCGCCGTGTAGATGGTGGTCGCCATCTCCTGCTCGCCGTCGGC